ACAGGGGGTATGTGGTGGTGCCCTGCCTCCATCTAAGAATTATATCATCGTTTAAACCAAGAAGGAAGACCTAAATGAGGACGTTTGTCGAACATATTATCTCTAGCTCCTGGGGTTTTACGATTATTATAATGCAAAAAAACCTGTACGCATTCTTTACCTTTAAATTTTTCTCTCCAATGTTCTAGCTCTACACCTCTATAAACCAACATATCTCCAGGTTTTAGATCTACTCTAATCCCTTTTGCTTTACTAGATGCTGTAATATTCTTACCATCTGGTGCGCCCACATTTTCATTTGGGCTTAAATATATTGGCCAGTCATCACCACCAAGATTCATAGTAGTAGATATTTCACAACTAAATCTGTCTTTATGCCTTTTTAACTCATCACCTTTTTTATATATTCTAGCGTATGTGTAAGCTGGATATAATTTTAATCCAGTTGCTTTTTCCATGCCTGGCTGACATTTAAGTAATAAAGTTTCCATAGCCATATTTGCATATTGAGAATAAGTGTTTGGAATCTGTTCATTCTCACTTTCATAATAACCAATAATAGTTTCAAATGGTGAAAAGTATCTACGTTCTTTACAAGTATCATATACTTGTTTTTGCATTCTAAAATAGTTTGCAATAAATATTGCTAAGTCTTTTGATATGGCTTGACGAATAACTGTATACTTTTTCTTTTTAAACATCTTTAGCCATCTCTTTTGGAACTGCTTGTATATTCCAATGTATAAATCTAAAAGGCTCTATACCAAAATCTACTGCATACTCGTGTTCTAAATAACCTGGAAATATAATTAATGTGCCTGGTTTAGGTCTTATATGAAATTGTTCGTGACCTGGCCATACACCTTTTAAGTTTGGTTTCATGTGTAGTTTAGTTGTTCTTGCACCAGTTTTTGGTTCATGAAATATTGGAAAAGATGTTTTATCGCTGCATTTTAAAAAGTAAAAACCTGATACATGTTGGTTCCAATGTATGTGTGCAGAGTGATGTCCACCACCTTTTTTGGCAAACTCCTGTACCCATAATTCAGAAAACATAGTTGTGTATTTAGACATATCATAACCTTGGTGATCTAAATACTCCCAAGACTTTTGCCCAATATAATTTCTAAAATCTAAAAAATCATTGTCTTGTGTTAAGGGTGTTGAGTGATATGATCTCCCAAAGTCACCATGTTTTTTTATAAATTCTTTTTCTCTTTTACGAGCTTCTTGAATATATTTATTACTTGCTTTATTTAATGATTTAACAAACTCTGGTTTTTCTTCACTCCATACTACAGTTGTAAAATAACTATTTATAAACATTATATAAAAGGCCTCCCTAAATGCCATACCACAAGACTATATCTTGTGCCTGATGTTACCGGTTTAACTCTATGCCACACAAAACTAGGAAATACAATAATAGATCCTTTTGGTAATATCTCTTTACATTGTACTCTATGTTTTGATTCGTCTCGCATATGTGGATCATAGTTTCTAAAATCAAATTCTAATTCACCACCTTGGTATTCCGATCCATCTGTTAATTGACAAGTCATAGATAGTTTTCTAATCTTACCGTGATCTGGTGCATTTTTATCTTCACGATCATAAGGTTTATCCCAACTATCACAATGCCAATCATAATATTGATTTAATTTATATTTTGTAAACTGACAAGACTCACTTCTGTCCCATTCAAAATTCCAACCAGCATTTCTATTTGCTTCATGAACATATGGATGTAACTCCTTATATATCCAGGTATCATTAAGCCATACCAAATCAGATTTTCTTTTTTTCTGTATATTTTTTACATCTTCTTTTGATAATTTTTCTTTGTCATATCCACCGGTTCTGGCTAATACTTCTTTTTGTGCATTAGCATATTGTATTACCTCATCACAAAATCTTGGTGTGAGTGCACTTTTAAAATACCAATAGTAATTAGATATATTCATATGTTATAGTTTGCACAAAGTTTAAACTATCCTTTTGATTATTGGTTAAGTAGTACATATTAGTTGATGGAAACATAATAAATTGATTATTTTCTAAAGGTATATCCCAAGATCTACCTTTACGTCTATTATCTTCATAGTGTATGCGTACAAAACAATTTTTAACATTAACTCCATAAAGAAATGTGTAATCAGGAGAGTTTCGCAAATCTACCGGATCTATATTTAATAAAGGAATTGTTGTCTCTTGAGGCTTATACATATTGCCCCACGTTTCTTTGTTAACTAAAGTAAATCCATAGTTTAAATTTATATGCTCTCTCATATAAGTGTTTAACATATCGAATGTTCGTGAAAATGGAAAAGGTGAATCTGTAACTTGTGATTTTAAAATATCGTTTTGTAATTTTTTTCTATCGATGTCCCAATCTTTGGGCATCTCAATATCACCAGAATATAATGCTATTTCAGATAATACTTTCTTTTGCATACCACATACCTTTGTAATTTATGCTAATCTGTCTGTCAAGTCCCACGACTGATTATCTTCGTTCCAATTATAAAACCACTTATGAGTGCCAGCTTCATTTTGTGATTGTTGTTCTGCAGTTAATGCAGGAGCATCACCAATAGGTGACTTCCAACCAGCAGTTACAGTATCTTTTACCCAAGATGCATATGGTTTTTTAGGCCAAAAGATATTATTATCTTCATCCCAAGTATAACCTATACCTGCATAATTTCCTCTAAATGCTTTAGAGTCATCACCTGAATTATGTTTGTTACCAGATGTATTATAAGATGTTTGAATCCACATCTGTGCAGGCCAGTTGTTATGTGTTTCTAACCACTGTTGACCTACTGCTTCGTCTTCAACACCATCAGCATTTAACATCTTATCGTTATCCATAGTTAATACTTGAATAACTTTTCCGTTAGCTC